GTTGCATACTGTGCAGGTGCCATGCGATAAAAACGGTGACAATTCAAATGCTGGTGCAAGATCTTCTTGATAATAAATTGATGTTTTGGTAATCATACTATACTATATAGTTGACTTTATGTATAGGAACCTGTAAAATAATGATATGAGAATTCTTACACTTGACAATCAAACCTACGATCTAGATCATCTTCCTGAAGAAATAGACGACATGCGTTTCAGCATATTAGACAACTCTAATCCTGCTGAACCAGACTATTATTTTATTCCTCTAATATTTTTAGAAAGTTTTAATTCGCCAGCTCTGGTGTTACGCATTGGAGAACATACTATTCGTATGCCCATGGACTGGCAGGTCCTGATAGGAGAACCCGACATGGGTGATCTTGAAGTGTTACCATTAACTTCAATCAATGACCGTGGGTTCAAGGTATTCCAATTCAACCCACTTAGTAGTTTTAGACCTAGTTTTCCTGACATTGAAATCTTAGATGTCTATCACGAAGTGTCTTGGTATGCACCAAAGTTAAAAAATGGACAATTGTTAGCGGTGCCAATTACTGACGGCGACAATCCTGAATGCGTTTACTTTGTCAAAGACGTCAGTCGCAACTGCGAAATTGTAGACTACAACAAAGCATGGTGATCTTATGAACTTGAAATATACTGTGAACGACGTTGGTGGAGAAATAGTCAAAGACAACGAAACCTACTTGTTGAAAGACAACAAGACCTTGAACAATCTTGTGCTGAGTTCAACCAAACTGTATCGAGGACAGGCCACACGTGGCCATAGTCATGAGGGACAAGAAGAAGTTTACTTCTTTGTAAAAGGCACAGGTATGATGATAGTAAATGAACAAAAGTTCAGAGTCAATGCCGGCGACATTATCCTGATTCCCGATGGCGCATTTCATAGAGTAATCAACGACGGCGAACAGAACTTGATATTCAACTGTGTGTTTGATGGCAAACGGAATCACTAATGGGCAATCTAACTCCTGGTGCAACTTACATCTACGAGCGAGTGGACAATCGAATCTATGCTCGTAAGTTTGGCGAAACCAAGCGACGAATGGTAGGGTGGGCCGACAACAACGATTCAGGCCTAGCCATGCGAGGATATCGCAGCGAAATAAACCATGTTCTGACCATGTGCGAAACAGATCCGGCTATGCGTGAGTTGCTGGATCAGTTGTTTGTGTTGTATAATTTAAAGAAAACCCCATGAGTGACAAACTAAACATTGCCAACGAGATGCGACAATTTGATCGCAAGAATCGAGACTTCTACGACGAGCTTACAGATGAAGAACGCAAAAAGTTTGCTCCGTTCCTGATGATCCGTTGGGGAAGTTGCGTGGAAGGATCGCGTGACTTACAGGAGTTCTATGTGATTTCAACCAACGAAAGACTGAACAAACACTTTTTTAGTTTCAACTCCACACGCCATAAAAAATTGCAATGGCTCATGGCCACCACAGTGAGTCCTGACATGGGTGCGTTCAAACACAATTGGATCTCGCCTAAAAAGAAAGAAGGTAGTGGTGCTGTTCGTAAACAACTGGCTGAACTATTCCCGAATTACAAAAGTGACGAACTAGATCTATTGGCTACCATTACAACCAAAAAAGAATTAGATGAGTATTTGCGCAAGCATGGAACAGACACAAAATAAATTTGTCTGCGAGTTTTGTAACAAGACATTTGTACGCGAAAGCAGTGTACTGGTGCACATGTGTGAACGCAAGAGACGTAGATTAGAAAAGAGCGAGCGTGGAGTTCAATTAGGCCTCCATGCATTTTTACTATTTTATCGTACGCTACAACCTTCGGCAGCCAAGACATTCGATGACTTTGCTGACAGTGCTTATTACAAGGCCTTTGTAAAATTTGGACGCTACTGTGTAGATACACGAGTAATCAACCCGCCGCGTTTTATGGACTGGTTATTAAAACAAAACAAAAAGATTGACCGCTGGTGCAGCGATCAGATCTACACAGAGTATCTTCAGTATTACTTGCCAACTGAAGCAGTGGACGATGCGCTAGCTAGATCAATAGAATACAGCATGGACTGGAACGAGAAAACAGGGCATCCAGCACATGACTGTTTGCGTTATGGCAATTCCAATGCTATATGTTATGCAATAACAAGCGGTCGTGTCAGTCCGTGGGCCATTTATAATTCTGAGTCTGGTCAGAAATTTCTAGGTGAGCTCAACACAGAACAACTGGCAATAGTATGGCCCTATATCAATTCTGATGTATGGCAAAAGAAATTCAAAGAGCACCCCAAAGATAAACTGTATGCTCAAGAAATACTAACTCAAGCAGGATGGTAATATGATTAGAAATATCACAGGCGGACAAGGAATACACATTGCAGGCAATGTGTACAATTCACCTTACGTAGACATGAGTCGACCCAGTGCCGGCATGGTACGGTACAACGGTAACAATATTGAAGTGTATGATGGCAGCTCATGGTTGCCCATGACATCTAGTTATCCGCAAATTGAGCTAGACAACGAGACTAGAGAAATTATACAATGGGCACAAACTAAAATGGTCGAGGAAGAGCGTATGCAAGCGTTAGCTCGAACACACCCCACGGTAGCAGATGCTTTGCTGGCACGTGATCGAGCCGAAGATGCACTAAAGATAGCCATGGCATTGTGTGATACAAAATGAGCGCAGATATTGACTTGGACTTTGCTGACCGAAATGCTGTGCTGAATTTGATTCAGCACACAGCCGCACGACAAAGCGATGGGCGACGGCACAATTCGGGAGTGTATGTCACTGACATTCCGCAAGATCCGGTGAACCAGTGTGCGGCCATTGATTATGAAACAGCAGAACAACGTGGCTACTTCAAGCTGGACTTCCTGAACATGAGTGTGTACAGCTTGATTCAGAGTCCTGAACACTATGAAGCTATGTTGGCAGCAACTCCTCCTTGGAGTCGACTGTGGACTGATGCGCACTGGGTCGGCCAGTTGGCGCACGTGGGCAATTACTATGATTTGTTAAAAGAAATGAAGCCAGACAGCATACCAAGACTGGCTGCTTTTATATCAATTATTCGTCCAGGTAAAGCACACCTACAACGGCAACCCTGGGCAGAAGTGTTTGCGTCAGTGTGGGATGGAGATACTAGTCGGGGATACACATTCAAAAAGGCACATGCGATCAGTTACGCAGCCTTGGTAGCACTGCATATGAATCTTCTCAACCAAGACGTTTGACCAGGGTAATACTCTTGCGTTTGACCTTTTTACGGGTAATATCGCTGAGACTGCAAACAGGTCCGTGAATAATTTCTAAATCTTTGTTACTGAATGTGCGTAGGGTATGTCGGAATCTGTCCCAATCTCCGCGTAAGAATATGTTTATGGGTATACTACGATTGCTTTCCCACCACCAAGTAGTAGCTAAATCTAGAAACATCATCTTGTCTTGCTGGCTAACAATAGCCCCAAAGTCGTAGATTGTTGTAACAGAGTCGTCTCTGTTTTGTACTACCCCTACGTATTCGTTGTTAGCATAGACGCACAGCGTTATGAAAGGGTATTTTTCAGCCAATTTTGCAAAGATATCACTGCCCATAAATATTATTTGAGGATCACCATGTATTCAACCACCGTTTACTTATACCAGCAGATAACCAGAGTTTTGTTAGTTGACACCAGTGGTGGTTACTTTACTGTGAGGTATGACCCAGTGTACGCAAAATATTTAACCATAAACAAGGGCGTGGACAACGTGCTTTTGTTTGAATTCATCAATCAAGATCAAAAGCCAGTAAACATCACTGGCAGCAATTTTGTATTCCGTCTAATCGGTCAAAACGGCAATGAACTGTTGCTGTCCAAGGACATGGAAGTACTCAGTGCCAGCACTGGACGTGTCAAAGTAGTGTTAAACACTACCGATACTATTAACCTGCTGGCACAACCGGCCAGTTACAGCATCCAACGATCAGCTGGAAACTATGTACAGGCTGTGTTTGTAGATGACAATTCAGGTGCCCGCGGCGATGCCAACATTGTGGACTCAGTGTTTCCGCAGTTTCAAGACAGTGTAAATTTGACCATACCCACTATCTATGGTCCTACTTCCTGGCCAGCAAATCCACCTTCGGGTTGGCCAGACTGGGCACTGACTCCGCAACCATTGAATTATTTGCAACAGACTGAGTTTTACAGCAGTCATATACCTACCTTGGGTGCTAGTTTGACCACGTTTAAAATGGAACTCACCCATTTCACAGGAACAATCAAAGCGCAAGCAGCCGAAGACTACGAGTCGCCCTGGTACAACGTTACAGATTCTACACAGTATTTTGACGAGACCAGTACAGTCTATCTTAATGTAGCAGGGTTCCACCCCTTGCTTCGTTTGTCGTTTAACCAAAGTCAGGGATGGGGTGCGCAGGCCAGTGCCACAGTGGTCAACGGAGTAGTCACAGGAATTACTCTCAACAACCCAGGCAGCAACTATGTTGCTCCGCCCAATGTTGTTATTGTAGGCAACGGTGCCGGCGCACGGGCTGTGGCTAGTTTGGCCAGCGATGGCACCTGTGGGCCAATAACTGTGATCGATGGCGGCTCTGGATATCTGCCTATTACTTTTGGTAACACGCTCATGGCCAATGTTATCATTAACAATGGTACAGTGACCAATTTGATGTACCGTTGATACAAACTCTGCTATAATAAGCAGATGCTTGATATTGTTCAATACCTACCTGCAAAACGCAAAGCCAGTCCCAGTGGGTGGGTCAGTTTCAACGCTCCATGTTGTCATCACAACGGCAACAGCCCAGACCGACGTCAACGAGGCGGAATCAAAACAAACGAACAAGGCTGGAGCTATCACTGTTTCAATTGCGGCTACACCGCCAGCTTTATCCTTGGCCGCTCTGTGAGCTTCAAGGCCCGTAGGCTCTTGAGTTGGCTGGGTGTGCCTGAACGAGATATTGAACTGGCTAACTTGGAAAGTTTACGCCATCGTAGTATCTACGGCATTGTAGAAGACCGACAACGTGTGTTCAGTGTATTACAAGGCATTGATTTTGAAGAACGTGAGCTGCCACCGGGCAGTGAATTGATCACACAGGAACATCCTAGGTACTGGGACTACATTCGTGATCGACGTGTACCTGAAGACTTTCCCATGATGACTCCTATCCGCACCGATGGAGTTCACTGGACCAGACCTTGTGTAATTGTGCCGTTCACACACGAAAACAAAATTGTAGGCTACACTTCAAGATTTATTGACAACAAGATTCCTAAATTTATTTCTGATGTGCAGCCAGGGTATGTGTTCGGCACTGACTTACAGCATCCAGACTGGCAACATGTGATTGTGACCGAAGGCATATTTGATGCACTCAGTATTGGCGGCCTAGCAGTCATGCACAATGAAATCAGTGATGCACAGGCTAGAATGATCCGTGGTCTAGGACGAGAAATCACTGTGGTGCCCGACCAAGACCAAGCAGGGTTGGACTTGATTGACCGCGCCGTAGAACTGGGCTGGGCAGTAAGCATACCCAACTGGGAAGATTGCAAAGATGTAAATGATGCAGTAAAGAAGTATGGACGACTTGGAACTTTGCTAACTATACTTCAAGCTAGAGAAACCAGCAGAATCAAAATAGAATTAAGGAAGAAACAACTTGTTAAAAGACTACGGAGTTGACGTACAGCGCCTGTTCCTGGAAATGATGTTGGAAGATGCACAGAGCTATGTGCGTGTGCAGAACATTTATAACCCAGACAACTTTGATAAAAGCATACGCCGAGCAGCGGAGTTTATCAAAGAACACAGTGCCAAATACAGCACGTTGCCTGATCGTGCACAGATCACAGCGGCCACAGGAATTAAATTACAATCAGTGCCTGACTTGAATGAAGGACACTATGATTGGTTTATGACTGAGTTTGAAGCGTTTACCAAGCGCCAAGAACTTGAACGTGCAATTCTTAAAAGTGCAGATCTGTTGGAAAAAGGTGAGTTTGAGCCTGTAGAAAAATTGATTAAAGATGCAGTACAAATTTCTTTAACCAAGGATCTTGGCACAGATTTTTGGGCCGATCCTGAGGGTATGTTTACCAAGTACTTTGATGCAGGCGGACAAGTATCAACAGGTTGGCCACAAGTGGATAGACTGCTGTATGGTGGGTTTAGTCGCGGCGAACTCAACATCTTTGCAGGTGGCTCAGGATCAGGCAAGAGTCTTGTGATGATGAACATTGCACTGAACTGGGTACAACAGGGCTTGCATGGTGTTTATGTTTCGCTAGAACTCAGTGAGGAACTCACTGGTCTGCGTACGGCAGCTATGTTGACAGATATGTCAACTAAAGATATTCGTCGAGACAAATCAACAGCAGCCCTTAAAGTCAAAATGGTAGGCAAGAAGGCAGGTAGCTATCAAGTCAAAGCATTGCCAGCACAAAGCAACATCAATGACATTCGTGCATTCTTAAAAGAATATCAAATCAAAACAGGACACCGAGTTGACTTCATGATGGTTGACTATTTGGACTTGTTGATGCCTGTCAGCGCCAAAGTCAGTCCCAACGATCTGTTTGTCAAAGACAAGTATGTGAGTGAAGAACTGCGTAACTTGGCCAAAGAACTGGGCATATTGCTTGTGACCGCATCGCAATTGAATCGATCAGCTGTGGAGGAGATTGAATTTGATCACAGTCATATTAGTGGTGGTATTAGTAAGATCAATACAGCGGACAATGTATTTGGTATTTTCACGAGCCGGGCTATGAAAGAGCGAGGCAAGTATCAGATTCAATGTATGAAAAGTCGTAGTTCAACAGGTGTAGGACAGAAAATCGATCTTGAATACGATATTAACACTATGCGTATTACCGATGCAGGCGGCGACGAACAAGACAATTTCCGTGGTGGAGTAAAGCCCAGTATCATGGATTCAATCAAGGCCAAAAGCACAGTAGCGCCATCGGAAGATTCGCCAACTAAGTGGGAGAAACCCACAGGCACACACGCATGGGAAAAACCAATGGTTCACTCAAGTGACGTTCCTAAAGTAACCGCTGATGTACAAACAGCCAAACTCAAACAGTTACTGGGACAGATAAAAACAGGTTAATTCTGCCCTGGCCAAACAGGTGCGTCGCTGGTGTATATAGTAAGCCCTAGAAGTCCACTGTAGCGCACCTGATCAGTACGATTCCATCCTTCGTGCCAGGTGTAATTACCATTTTGGTGCCACCAACCGTCGCCAAACTCAGTGGTCATACGCACAGGTTCATCTCGGTTTTCTGATTTGTAGAAATAACTGCTGAGATCTTCAGTGTCGTGATTGCTGAAGTAGACCATGCCAGTGGCAATCAGTTTGCGATAGTCTGTGTGTAGTGCGTTGACAAAGCCTGGCATGTCACGAGTAAACTCAATGTGCGTTTGACTTTGTCGAAACATGGTGTCACGGTCCATGCCCCAGGCCACGTCGGTGCCTGGATAATTGTCATAC